TCTGATGATGCTGATAGTTCTGATGATGCTGATAGTTCTGATGATGCTGATAGTTCTGAAAATTCTAAACCATCTCAAAATACTGTTGATATGGATAGACAGGGATCAGATGATGCAGAAAGTTCTATGTCTATAGATTTGAGTAATCAAGAATTTAAGAATAAAGAAGATTTTTTAAGGGATGATGTTGATAATGATCCTAATAAAAAGGTTGATCTTGATGATAAACCTCTAAAGGCTAAAAGCTATGAGACTGAGCAAATGGTTGATAGTTCTGATGAAGACCTAGATCAAAAGGTTCAAACTAAAGCTAAGAAAGTTAGTAACATTGTATCTAAATTAAATGTGTCTGACTGTTCTCAAACTTTGGCTAGAATTCTAAAAAATCCCGATCGTTATGGCTCTAAAAGAAATAGAGACAGGGGCAAACTTGATGCTAGAAAATTAGGTAAATTATGTACTAATACACCTAATATATTTCATCAGCCTTGGAAACAAGCGGGTACTAAAACTGCGGTATCTTTATTGATTGATACATCATCATCGATGAAATCTCGCAAAATTGGTAGGCATCTAATTAACAATTCTCAAGAGAGTATCAATTTAGCTTTAGTTCTAGGTAATGCCTTACATAAAGTTCAAGTTAAATATTCTGTGGGTTGTTTTCCTAGTGCTAACTTTTCAAATTCACCTCTATTTTGTGCCACAGGTAAAAGTAGTTATGATAAAGATTATTACATCCTAAAAGATCATGATCAGCATTGGATGAAATCTAAACACTTTGTGGCATACCAACATGGTAAGTCTGATGGTGGTACTCCCACCCATGATGCCATGATGAGTGAGGGTCTAAGGTTAGCTAAGAGATCAGAAGATCGAAAGGTCATGATCATAGTGACTGATGGAACTCCTAACTCTGTGGAAAAATGCAGACAAGCTAAAGAGATTGTTTCAAAGTGGGGCATTGAGGTTATTGGCATGGTCTTAACACATTACAAACTTTATAGTGATGTTGATCCAAGTTGGAAAAGAGCGGAAGATCAGTTCATCAAATCTTTTGATGGATGCTTTGATCACTACATTGTAGAAAGTTCAGCTAAAACCATGATCACAAATGGTCTTAAGGAACTTAACAAAATTCTAAAATAAATACTTAGGGGGCAGTCTTAGGATTGCCCCTGTAAGCCACTTGATAAGACCTTTAGCATGGTCGAAACATATTTTTTTATGTCGTGGTAGCTAATTAATATCACTTAGTTGACAGACTAAACACACAAACAAGAAAGGGGATCATCATGGATGATACTAATAAAACTGAACTCAATTTGTATGAGGTCACTACAGGCAGATTACAAAGAATAAACAAAGGCAACCTTGTCTTTGCAGTTTGGAGAGGTAAGACTGCTTATAAAGATGACGTTATAAAATGTTTTCATGTTGATTATGATAAAGATGGAGAGAATTTTCTTTTTGAAAATTTAAATCCTCTTTGGATTGAAAAGAAAAATCTTAAACATTTAAGATCATTATCTAACAAAGAAATCACGATGTTGGATAATAATAATCTCTTACAAAGTCATAAAGCTGATGACATTTTTATCTATGGCAAGTTCATAAAAGAAAGTGAGAAAGCTATCTTTGTTAAGTTTGCTAATGAAATTGATGTTTGGGTTGCTAAATCTCAAATCATTAATCGTAAGGTTTATAATCTTAAAGGTCGTGAAGATATTTGTTTTGAGTTTCCAAGATGGATGGCTAAAGAAAAGCTAGGGCAAGAGGTAACTAATAAGTTTGCCAATGCCAAAACCATCATAAGTCAAAACTTAGATACACTTTCAACTAAATTTAATAGTGGAGGTGTAAATGCCTAAGACAAAAATATTTTTAATTATTATGTCTGCAATTTATTTCTTATTTGGATTTTTAATTCTGGATCTGGTTGAAACCAACATAGCATTATCAACTCCAAGCGATTGGTTAATGTGGGCAATTGCATCTATCTTTATATTAGTAGGATGTTTCTTGCCTATCATTATCATTGAGAATGAGATTGCCTTTAAGAGGTGGAGCAATGGAAACAGAAAATAAAATTCCATCTGTTCCCGATGAACTTTTAAGGAAAAGATTTTCTAAAAAATCCACTCACGCAGGTAACACCAAAGCATTTCCAATTGAAGATATTAGACAGACACAGACAACAATTACGTCTGATCAATTGCGTGTCTGTCTTTTAGCTTTGGATATGTCCAGTAAAGAACTCTGTGGATTGTTCAAGGTCAATGACCAAGTTGTAAGAAATTGGTTAAACGGTAGAACAAATATACCTAAAGGTATTTCAGACTATCTTAGATTAAAAGTCTCAATGAGGATCAGAGCCTTATCCATATCAACAGGTACACCTGTCAGTTTGGAAGAGGATTTACCGTCTAGAATTCCAAGTGTTCGCAGTATATCTGCGATCGATACAATTCTACAAAACTTAAAATCATATTTACTTTATGAAAGGAAAGAAAATGAATAAGCAAAACTATTCAGAAATAGAAACTAATGTGGTTCAGTCTCTTGATCCACAATTCCCACACTTAAAACTAACTTATACCATGTGGGATAAAAACAATATCGATGGTGGTGTATTCGAGAGGTTCGCATCTTTATATGGTATCAACTACAAGACCATGAAGAATGGAGACAAGCAGACTTTGTCAGCAGTCTTTAGGTTCAATGGATCTGATACTCCAACTAAGATCAACTTCTACAAGACTAAAGCTAGAGGGGATAAAAGATTTAGTATCCAATCTATCAAGAAGAAATCCAAGGTAGGAGATATCATTGCTTTAACTTATGAGCATGATCCTAAAACAAATCAAAACATTATTATTCTTAACTTAACTGCACAGGCAGAGAACAGGGAGAAGATTTATGGATAGAATAAAAGCACTTGAGACAGAGCGAAACAATCTTATGTCTGCAATAGATCAGAAAGATGCCTTCATTAATAAAATTAAATCATGGTTGGTATCTGAGGTTAATCATCAGCAACCTATCATTGATGGTAAAGAAATTCTTACTGATGGTACTGATGGTATTTGTGAGGGCAGACATGAATGTGCTGAAAGTTTACTTAATCAAATAGAGAAATGGGAGAATAGCTAATGGAAGAAATTCTTCAAGTTGCCTATGATCTCAAGCATCAGCTAGATTACTATGAATATAAGGCAGACACATATGTGGATGGTGTAGAAACCCACATGTCTGCCTATGAACGTGTTGAATTTATCGTTCACCATCTTGAGAAAAATAATAAATCGTAAATGTTGAAACATCCAAGTTTACTTGGGTGTCTGTGTCTTGTGACTGAGACATACTGACGAGGCAGTTCCTCGATTTATTAGTTGACAGACTAAAGGAGAAACAATGCCTAAATGTAAAATGGAACAGTATTATAATGCTCATCCACAATTCAGAAATTACATAAAGACATTCGTTCAAGATACCATAAACAAGTCTACAGAATTCCAAGACACATGGGAGTTCTTTGAATATGACGGTAAGTATTTTGATGTTCATATTTTTAAAAATTCAGAGAACATTAAAGCTAATGTCTATTGGACTTCGTTTAGGTTTCTTGATCAGCAAGATCTTTATGTAACTCAAATGCATGATGTCATGCCACTTGGTTACTTCCCTGGATCTGAGAAAGGGGCGGACTATGTTGCTTAAACAGAAACCAAAAGAAAAGTCTTGGTCTAATGCAAAATTATTTCATGTCTACTTGAGTGAAATGAGACTGCCACTTAGTGGTCTTAGATATGTCTTTGCAGTAGTCGGACATAAATGGGTCAGAGTATTTGTCCCATTCCATAATATCAAATTTAAAATCAACCGATCCATTTGGAACAAGATGGATGTCAAACCTGTAAGGGAGAAAATATAATGAGTAGATTTCATAGTGATGCCATAGATGAGGCATGTGAAGAAATCTTAGGGCATACAAATTGGAAGTATGCAGACACTCAAGACCTTGAGAATATTATCGCTGAAAGAAAGGGCGATATATCAAAAGGAGAAGAGATAGATCAAATCGTAATATTCTACAAAAATAAAGAGGAGGATGAAGATGAGTAAGTATACAAAAGCAGAAGAGAAAATTGTAGCTGACTTTGAAAAGTTAATTAAGAAAAAAGGATGGCAACCTATGGAAACTAGTGCCGTTGGTGGTGCTTGGTTTGGTGGTAAATCACATCACGCACTTGCTGACTATGTGCCTGATCAAGTCTTTGATAAAGCCAACCTTGAAGACATAGATTTCTTAGTACTTGGATGGAGAGTGTAATGAGTAAAAAAGATTACACAGTCAAGTTTGACGTTAACATTTGGTTTGATAATAATTTTTCTATTGAGGCTAGTTCTCAAGAAGAGGCTGAAGAAAAAGCTAAACTGTTAATGAAAGAAATTCAAGATGACTTTAATAATACAAAGCCTACAAACGGAAGTGTATTTCACACATCTAAATCTAAAAAATTTCTTGGGGAATTAGATCAATGGTTCTTTGGGGATTGTCAATTAGATACTGTTTATGTTGATGAGGATTAGACAATGAGTAAAGTTTTTATAAATTTCAATGGAGAAAAACAAGACCCACGATGGAACTATTTAAATGGTTCTTATCCAATTACTAAAGAAAGAGCAAGGGAGCAATGGGAAGAAATAGCTATTGCTCTTTCGCCCGAATGTATTGCTGAAGACGGAGAGTTAAGTCCACGTCAGCAAGACATCAAAGAGAGGGGCATCCATAAAGATGCTCGTCTTTTATATCAACAGTTTGAATGTCCAAGAGACATCACGTCTGATGGAGACATTGAACAATATTGGGAGACTGAGAAAGTGACTAAAAAATTTACTACACAAATAGACTATACTTACAAAAGAAAAAATGGTGGCACAACTTTATGCTATGGCACTCTAGAAGAGGACAGTAATTTTATCCTCGCATGTGACAATGAAAATCTAGATGGTGTTTGGGCAGAAAGAGACCACGAAAAGCAGAAATCTTGGAAAGATGTTTGTGAACATTTAGAAGAGGTTTATGACGAAAACATCGAACAAATTGAGACTTGCTAAAAAAACAAGCCTTTTTAAGAGCCATACAGACGGGTTAAAGATACTCGTCTGTATGATTGTACCCCCTAATTATGGGGCATTCCTCTCATTTGGATAGTGTGTCCACACTCCAAACATTCCACCGCAGTACATTCAAAATCAAGATCATCAAAATTAGGAGATCGTTCCACAATTGCTTGACCTATCTCAGGGTCTAAATGAATACTCCAATTAATAGAGTTACATTCATTACAAGCTAGATGATATTTCTTTTGTCTTTTAAAACTCGGTCGGATTATTTTTCCCATTAAAAAACTCCATCTATAACACATTGTAAAATACTAATTGCATCAGCCTCGTCTTCTGTCTGAGGGTCTAGCTTGGGATACTTCTCAACGATTGCCTGTCTGACTACATCTTTTGAAGCTATGCCATTTCCTGTAAGATGTTTCTTGATAGTTGTGACACCAATAGATCTATAAGGTATAGACATCTCTTCACAGACACACATCAAGACACCTCTCAATTCCCCATATATTTGACCCGCATATGTACCACTATGTCTTTGGACTAATTCAAAACCTAGTTCCTCAATAGGTTCAATCTCACTAAATAATTCTATTAAATGTCTTCTTAGCATTAGAGGTCTCATCCCGCCCCCACTAATTCTAGCTTTAGATGTATCAAATTGAATATGTCTAATGACTGAATCTTTTTTCCAAGCAACCCCACAAAGAGTTCCTATATCTACACCAACTAGTGTTCCCATTTATGTCTACTATTCCAAGTGTTGTCAGTAAAATTTGTGTCGCAGCGAACCAGCATAAAAAGTTTTTATTAATTACTATAGACACCAACATAGTCTGTTACTGTGTCTGTGTCTACTACTTATATTCCTACACAAATACACCCGTGCAGGTACAAATGGATACACATCAAACTTTCAGACTTTGTAAATCCATGACAGTAATGACAGTAAAGTACAGTAAAACTGTAACTAATAACTAATAATTATATTTATATATTACTACCTGTTTATATATTTACTGTACTTTACTGTCATTACTGTCAGTAAAATCCAAATTATCCCGTTAAAACAGACACTTATCTCTCCCGCTTTTACTGACAGTAAAACAAATTAATGACAGTAAAAACCCGTTTACTGTCATTAATCTAGTATTCCAAGTGAAAAAACCTCAACCAAACCACCCCAAAGTCTGATTTACTGACAGTAAAATCAAAAATAATGACAGTAAAATTATCTTACTGTCATTAAATAACTTGTTAATTAATTTAAAATATGCAGAAATAAGTATTGTCAATTGATTGAAAGGAGATTATAATCTTGTAATATTGACAGATAAGGAGAGACTCAATGAATAATAATAATAATAATAAGAAAGTTTTACATTTTAACAATAAACAAAGGTATCCAAACTATAAAGATTTTGAATTCCAAGGCATCGATAAGGTTAAAAAAATTGATGACCAAAAAGGTGTAGCAGATTCTTTAAGAGAGCATTTAGAAAGAGAATATAATCTTGCTATTCTTTTGACTGAGATGGAGATGTATAAAACAAGAACGTCTCGTATGAATACACCTATTCAAAGATACTTTAATTCAACACCATTCAGAAATGCATTTGCCAAATTTATTTGTTATGCATATATGGTTAATATTCCATATACTATCAGCCAATTATCAACTGAAATGAATGCTGACAGGAAAACAATAAGTCAGACTGTCAAAGAATGTGAAGCCGAGGGTTGGTTAACAGTTGAAAGATCAAGCAGTACAACTACTTTTATGGGCAACGAAAAGTTATATGAATCATGTGCGGATTATCTCAAGTATATAAAATCCTTTTCAAAAAATACTACAGGCAGATGTTTCCAAGCCTTGAGGAATTTTGAAGTCTTGATGAGTGGCGATATATCACATGCTAATCATAAAGAAACTTAATAATTTATGTGGTGTGATTCCTCATGTCTTTGTGAATTACATCACAAAAATATGAGTAATTAGACACCATAGTATTCCATGTCGCTCCCTGTATTATAGATCTTAGACAGATTGAAAAATACAGGGAGTTTTTTTATGGCAGATATACAAACACACAAACATCCAAAGTTTACCGACATTCAATGTGAGACTTGCGATGGACTCGGTTTTGTTTTCAAAGGCGAGTTATGGAAACCAATACCTTGTGAGTGTATGGATGATGCACCCGAGGTGGTGGAGCCTTATCAAAAAGATTAATTTTCACATTTTTCTTTTTTGATGGTTCCATCTAATGTGGGATCACACCTTATAAAAATAGGGGTTTTGTCTCCCATCCATGAGCCACAAACATTGTAGTCCATCCATTCAATTGCTTCTTCCCATTCCATGTTTTCATTTTTCATAAGGATCTCTACACACTTGTCGTAATCATAACAGACAACGTCATCTAGATTTATTCGCCAACCAATACCTATGATTGCATCATTGAATCCATTTGCGATTAGGTATTCGGGATCAGACATTCTCTTGTAACCACTTGTCAATGGCATCCCTAATTATACTTGCGGCGGATATATGTGTCTTACCCTTTTTACGTTCTTGATGTGCAATGAATTGTAATTTTTCTAATTGTGTCTTCTTTAATAATGCATTGTAGATTGTTGTTGGTTCTCCAATTGTATTAGGGCGGGGCATCTATTTAACTCCTGTATTTATGTTTGCTTCTTTAAGTCTTTTCTGGTCAGGTTTATAAAAGGTGTCCTCCAGACCCCACCCCGCAGACAACCATGCTTTTCCCTTGTCTGAAAAGTGTAAACCAAACCTTGCTCGGACTGTTCCCTGATCAACTCTGCCCACAGTTGAGTTTGGAAAAGCCTCTGAGATTCGTCTTGATAACCAGACTGCTGAAATTTTTGAGTTCTTAGCCTGATCACTTCCGAATTGTTTTAATAAGTAACCACGATATGCAGACACAATGTCTCCATTTTTTATGGCACATAAATTATTAGCTGAAGTAATTGCTTCATCAAGAAATCCACGGAGGGGATCTTGTTCTAGTTTTATTTCTTCCTGCTTGGAAATCAGACACGATGGAATCTGATACTGCCCACGTTTCCTTATGTCTGCAAGTCTGTCTACCATCTTACTCAAGATCGCAGGAAGCTCCTTCTCTAGCTCATCTTTTAACTTTTGATTTTCTGCTGATGCTCCAATCACAGTATCCATCGGGACAAATATCATCCTGTCATATACTGCATCAGAGGTATCATCAATCTTAGGTAAAGAGTTTCCCGCAAGACCGACTGTTAAATTAAGTCTGCCCTCAAAAGGTTTTTCAAATTTAATCTTTATGGAAAGCGGTTCGTTTGTAATGACACGTTTAATAACACTATCATTCATGACTGTTCCTACCTTAATCTCATCAGAAAGCCATACCGCTTTATTCATTAGAGCCTCTGCACCAAACCCACTTAGTTCTTGTAGGTCTATTGCAGTTGCTAATTTTTCTCCAAAGATCTGACGTGGTACATCAAGTATTGTTGATTTACCAGTTCGTCTTTCTCCATATAGGAATAGACACTTGGATAATGCACGAGGTCTATTATGTCTGTATAATGTAGTACCCATCCATTCTTCTACTAATTGGATAACTTCAGATCTTTCTACTGGATCAGTGAAGTGTGAAAATAGTTTTTGCATTGCCGTGTCCCAGACAGGACATGCTCCGCCACTAACCCAATCAACATTCAATAAGTTCTCTTCTCTGAGATACCATTCTTTCTTGACCGTCACAGTCTGACCTTTATCCAAGTCGTAAGCTATCAAGTTCTTACATATGATAATGTTTCTGACATTACCCCACGGTACTTCAGCCATGTGAACTCTCATCATCAAGCCTTCCAGAACTTCGGACCTAAATTGTTTTGTTGGTACCAGATTGATTGCAGAGCGAAACCATTCGTCTATGTCAGTCTTTATGTCTACAATGTCTGCTACTTTCCAGATGCCTTCCTTCGCTGCGTAACGAAAAAACATATCGTTATTGTGCAAAATGTCAGACCCATTCTGTCTGAACCTAATAATCAATGCATCAATACAATGTCCGAGAATGTCTCGTATGTTCGGTCGAGTACCCCGAGCCTGTGCAGTTTGTACCTGTTGTAATATATGTGTAGTTGGGTCAGCGGGATTAGGTGCTAATGTCATTTTCGTGTTTCTCCCATGCCCAATTAATAATGTTTCTGCATTCCCATTCATTCAAGGTGCAACCATATTGGACTAATGTTCTAAGTTGTACTTCTGGGTTTACAGACTGTCTTGTCCAATAACCCGCTAATTTTGTGACACAGTTGTGTCTGCCACCAAACTCATTGTCTGAGCCTTTCACCGACAAGTTATCAATTATTCTTTGCCAATCAGATGCAGACTTTGATATGCCCATACCCTCGGTAATGTTATCTATCAATTGTTCGTATGGATCTATGTTCTTCTCAATAAACTTTTCAAAGTCTGCCAGTTCGTAATTCTTAGATGTGTCACACCAAATTGCTTTCACTTTTTCTGTCTGTACAGGTGGGTCATATTTAAAATTTATTGTCCCTGGAATTCTAAGTGTTGAAGCTGAGTGAGTAGGGGCGGGATCAGCACCAAGTATGTCTGCAAGTTTTCTCATAATCTTTTCACATTGAGAAATGCCAATGAGATTATCTACAGGCTTGGCTAGTCTCCAATATAAGTGGATGCCTCTGCCAGAATTAATACAAAAGGTTGGTCTTAAATCTTTATCATCAATTAATATCTTTGGAATAACACCTGTGTCTATGTCTATCCATAAGTGATTAATAGCGACAACGTCTGCTCTGGTGCATTTTTTACTATCACCATCCATACTTGCCTGTCTTAGATGTGCACCTCTTTTATCTTGTTCCATCTTATAGATCCATTCTAGTAGCTGAGTGAGACTGTCGGATCTAAACATCTCTCTACCTTTTTCCTGTGTCTCAAAACTTAGGACTCCAGATGTTTTATTTTTGTAAATAGTTTTCAAGAACTCAACTATTAGCTCGTTGTTCATGAGGTTCCTCTCTTAGACGTATGTCTATAATATATTATTGTCTGTCGTCTGACCAATAATATTTTTATTTAAACTTGTCAACTATGCCATAGTAAAAAATTTTTGTTTATGAGAGAAAAGATATAGAGTGTCTCTCCTCCTCCCTTGGCACTCCTGTCAGTCTAAAGATCCTCAGTAAAATATTTACTGGGGATTTTTATTTTTATTATGGTGTTGACATCAGACACATAATGCTATTATATAATTGGTATTGACAGATTAAGAAACACACAAGCAAACAAGGGAGCAATTATGCAAACGAACATTCAGCTTTCACTAGAACCAAATATGCGACTGCATATATCTGGTTCCAAAGATCCAAATATAACCAATCATTTTAGCAAAATTCCATTTTGTAATTTCCTGCTGCAAGAAAAAAAGTGGGTAGTAAAGATGGAACGTATGAGTAATGAACAATGTCTAACTGTCTACACTCATATCACTAATGTATTACATAAAGACCTCATCAAGCTAGGTCATAAAATGAATGTTAATCAGATGATGCTTGACCACATGGCTAAGTGTTCCATGTATTATAAGCAACGTAACAGTGAACTTAAAAAGAGAGCGACCAATGATTGGTCTGAAAGTCTAGATAAGTTTGGTGTTCAGCCATATGACCATCAGATAGATGCCGTATGTCATTGGATAGATAACAATGGCAGATCAATCTTAGGTCATGAGATGGGTACAGGTAAAACTATATCTTCGATCCTTGCTATCAATTCAATACAAGCTAACAGAGTTGTGATCTTCACACCCGCTAGTGTAATGATGCAATGGGAACGAGAGATCAAAAGATTACTACCAAACTATACCCTTTATATATACCCTAACATTACAGGAGTTGGAGATGTCGGAAGAGAGATATTACTCGTTTCATATGCGAGAGCCGAGGCTTACAAAAAGTCGGAAACTAAAGCCACTTGGAAATCAGAGTTCATTATTTGTGACGAATGCCATTACATTAAGAACCCCAAGGCAAAGCGGACTAAAGCGATTTTACAATTGGCTAAAACTACGGATTACTTCCTAGGTTTATCGGGCACACCTATAATAAATAGACCCGTAGATTTATTCCCACCATTAAAGATAGTAGCACCAAGTGAATTTGATAATTGGTATCAGTTTACCAAGACATATTGCAATGGGCATATGGGTAAGTTTGGATATGTAGCTGATGGTTTATCTAGAAAAGTTGAACTACATTCCAAGTTATCTCGTCACATGCATCGAGTTACAAAGGATGACTGTTTAGATCTGCCCCCTAAAATGAGAACAGTCATCCCTTGTAAAGTTTCTTTTAGTATGGATGACTATGATAGTTTTCAAGAGGCTTTTACTGATCTTGGTGTCCTCAAAACAGAGTCTGCAATTGATTGGATAAAAGATTTTCTAGCATCCAACGATGAGAAGTTAGTTGTATTTACCTATCATGTAAATGTAGCTGAACATATTTTCTATATGTTGACATGTGTTGATAACAATAATTTACATAAGCAAGTTGATTTACTTACAGGCTCTACCACTAAACAGGATAGGGATGCTTATATATCTCGTTTTCAAAATCCAAAGTCTGACAAGAGAATACTTATACTTACGTTAGGTGTTGGATCTACAGGCTTAAACCTACAAAAAGCAAACAATGTTCTAATGGTTGAGACATCATTCTCTCCAATGGAAATGTTACAGGCTGAAGACAGGGTGCATAGAAATGGACAGACTAAATCCTGTTCTATTAATTATCTTGTTGCTGAGAATACTTTTGATAACAAACTTTTCAGTTTGCTTGAAAAGAAAATGGGCATGAGCAATGCCGTAGTTGATGGCGATTTCAATAATGACCTCAATGTTTTTGAGGAACTAAAAAAGGAGATCGCAAATGGGTAGGCTCTTAATACAATATGAACCCGAAGTAATGATCTTCGACAGTATGCAAATAAATAACATGTCAGAAACTCAAACATTAGTTGTCAAAGGTTATGACGTTGATGATGAGAATTGTGAGAATGATTTGTTGGCATGGGTCTTCGATACAAAAACCATACCTTTGTTACAAGTTCAAAAATTAAAACAAGGCGATCTTTTATTTTGGATCAATGGCGAGTTAATACCTATGCCTTTTCCAAAAGATAGTCGCAACATCTCTATTTTCAAAAGAGCAAAGGCTAGTTAATGAATTTATCAGTTGAAAAGATCCGCTCCTTTCGAGAGCCGTGCGTTGGGTCTACGGTCTTAGATGCCTATAATGCTTGTTTTTTTATAACTCATTTTTTGCAAGTCAAAATTCTTGGATCTTTTCTGCTCATGAGCATATACGGAATAAATTATAGGAAAACCCAATGATCTTAAATACTAACAACTTAATACTTAATAATATCAGCAAGAACTCTGATGCTAAAACCTGGGGTGGGCATGACAGAAAGAAGACTGTCGGTGCATCTGCAATAGGTGGTTGTATCAGAGCGATTGTATTTGATAAACATAATGCTCCCGAGGACAGTAACTTTGTACAAGATTTAGGAGCCGCCGAACGTGGTAATATGGTTGAGGATTGGGCAGTACCATCCATGCAACAAAGTCTGAAAGGTAGTGACGTTGAATTAATATGGGCAACTGATGAGGGACAACAGACATTAGTTGATATAACAACTTATCAAAGTGCAACACCCGATGGACTGTTTGTAGCTAAAGAAGTTTTTGAAATAGAGCAAGAAGATGGAACAAAGAAATACACTAAGTGTTTATACAATGAATTAAAGTCAATTGATCCAAGAGCCTTTGAACATTTAAGAGAACCTAAGTTTCAACATAGAATGCAAGTGCAACAAGGTATGGATCTAGTAAGACGTACTACAGACTATTTTCCAACACATGCAGTGATCACATATATAAATGCAAGTTTTGTAAATCAAATTAAATCATGGGTTATCCCATTCGATGAGATGGTTGCTCTTGGTTTAAGAGGTAGAGCCACATCTGTATTCACAAAATATAATCTTGAAAATTTACCAGAGCCAGAAGGAAAAATAGAAGGTGGTAAAGAATGTGACTACTGTCCATTTAAATTATTATGTCTAGACAAAGAGGTGTCTAGTATTCCTAGTGCCGAGGGATCAAATTTTTCGGCAGCAATTACAGAAAGATTACACGAGAAAGTTTTAGCCAGACACAAACTTAACAATGAAGCCAAGGCAAAGACTAGAGAAGTAAAACAATTAGAACAGGATATTAAAGAAATTCTTAAAGAGGCAGATAGTAAAAAGATTTCTGCTGATTGGGGATCGGTGTCTATGTACTCACAAAAGGCACCAATGAGGTACGATATAAGTAAATTCAAAGAGGCGGGGTTGGACCATCGTGATTTCCAAACTCAAGGAGATTATTCACCACGTCTTTCGATTACTTACCGTACTTAGTTGACAGACTGAGAAACACACAAACAAACGAAAGGAACATTCATATGAATGAAATTACAGTCCAAACCCCTACCTTTGATGTATCAAATATTGATAACATTGTAAACCAATTGTCTGAGGTAGCAGACGAACTCAATGTTGGAGGTATCCAATATATCAAATTCAAAAAGGGCGAATGGGTCATTGGAAAAGCCGAAGATACTTTTCCAGAAAATAAGTTTGAAGCCTTAGTTAATTTAGCTATGGTTCAAAACGGTTGGGTTTGTTGGAAAGACGGACAACTAGTTGATGAGAAGTGGAGTAATCTTGGAGATCAAAAGACCTCTAAAGAAGATCTACCCGATCACGGTCCGTACACACAACAGAATGATGGATGGTCTTACAATGTAAGATTTGAAATGCAGATACAACCAACTCTCGGCACGGAAAATCATATCCTTGCACAATTCACAGGCTCTTCAAAAGGTGCCATGAAAGCAGTAGGGGAAATGGTTAGAGAGGTTGTCCAACAAAAGAAGACAGGACAACATGACAATCAAGTGCCAATAGTTCTTTTCCATTCTGACAGTTATAAACATAGTCAGTACGGTAAAGTTTATATCCCAAAACTATCTGTATCAAGATGGATGGATCAGGCGGACACGGTTCCTGTTCAAGGTTCTAGACAAGAACCAGAGACACAACCAACTCCAACTAAAGACATACCTTTAGAATAGTGGATGATATGAAATCGGTATTGGGTGGGGGTCAAACTCCTACCCCATTCCATGATTTTATGTCTGGAGTGAAACTGAATTTTATTACTGATGATACAGGTGTAAAAAAACTCACTAAGTATTATGCGAAGTTAATTGATTTAAATCATAGTTGGGACAACCCACTTCTGCTTTCAGTTGACGTTGAAACAACTGCTGATCAAAGCCTTATTAAAATATATGAGGATAAACAAAAGGAGTTTGTAGATGTCTCTGAGAAATTTCACTCGTTTCCGATCCTCTCTAAATGTACAGAAGATCAAAAGAAAGTTCGCAAGGAAACCCAACAAGATATGGCGGAGTGTAGGTCTGACCTCAATGCTCAAGCCAAGCACGTCAAAAGAGCGGGACTCAACGTATATACAGGTCAAGTTAGATTGCTCCAAATCTACAGTGGGGAAGAAGTCCACGTCATAGATAGATGGCATGTGTCTATGCCTGTCTTACAAGAACTTGGAGACAAAGTTTTAAATTCTGACAAAGTCATATGGTTAGCACACAATGCACAATTTGATGTGAAGATGTTAACACAACACGGGATCACACCCGCAAGGCATCCTCATTGTACTTTGTTACAGGCACAAGCATTAGTTAGTCTTACACAAATAAGAAAAGGTTTAGCATATAGATGTGCAGATGTTTTAGGTAAAGAACCAAGTAAGACACAACAAGCATCTGATTGGTCTAAAGATCCATTAGATGATGAACAAATAAGATATGCGGCAGGAGATGTTGTTGCTACTTGGGATCTTCATTTTGAGCAGATGAAGTTAATAAAAGAAAGTAAAAGGATTCCAAGAGAACAATGTGAATGGATATATGATTTACTAAGGTCAAGTATCAGAGCCGTGAATGAAGTTATGGTTAATGGTATTGGCTTTGATAGAAATGCTCATGAGGATTTAGCAGAAGATTTAAATAATAAAGACACAGACGGCAGACAGAAAGCACTTGAGATGTTTAAAAATCATTCGAGTGAAGGTGCCCCTGTTGTAGATAATCCCGCCTCAACAATACAAGTTGCAAATTGGATTAGGTTTCATCTTAATAAATACCCACCTTATACAACTGACAATTGGGTCAAGACAGATACAGGTCAACTTAAATGTGGTAAGATTGATTTACTAGAGAATATATCTCAACTACCAACTGAGTATCATCCGCCACTACTTGCGATTGCTGAGTGGGCAGATGCTAAGAAAAACAATTCAACATTGGGTACAGACTTTAACAGGTTTATAAATCCAATGTCTGAAAGGATTCATGCAAACTTTAGAATTGGTGGCACAGAGACAGGCAGGTTTAGTGTCACAGAACCTGCATTACAAACTATAAATGCAACTGAAGAATTCAGACATCTATTTAAAAGTAAAGACCGCCATAGTCTGGTGGTCTGTGATTATGGTCAAATAGAAGTTCGTGTTCCCGCTGCTTTGTCAAACGATAAAGTTCTGTTGGGAGCCATTGAAGACGGTCTAGACATCCACACACTAACCGCAAGACATTGTTTCAAAGGGGACTATCCCGCTGATTGCAATGATGATCACTTTAAAACAGGGTCTGGTAAGTGGATGAGACAAGCGGCAAAGGCTTGTATTTTTGGACTTTTATTTGGTCAGGGACCTAGAGGATTGTCACAAGTGCTGACAACTAATGGGCACCCAACCACGTTACATGAAGCGAGTAGGATTCAGCACGAGGTTCTGGATCTTTATGTTGGACTAAAGGAGTGGATCACACAAACAAGAAAACTATCAGACAACACAGGTTATTTATGGACACCACAGGGTAGGGTTTATGCTCCTTTAAGATCAAATCAATTGTTCACGAAGTCAATTAATACCCCATGTCAAGGCGGAGCCGCAGAAATAATGTTGTTGTGTTTGAGTAGGTTTCCCAAAATCTGGGGCAATATACCTGCAAAATTAGTACACGTTGTACACGATGAACTAATAGCAGAAGTTCCAGACGAGTTTGCCACCCAAGCGAAAGACATAATGATCAAGACCATGATCTGGTCGGCTACTAAATTGTTTGAAAACATACCTCAAACAGGACTTGTTGAAGGCGGTATTGGCAAGACTTGGGGCGAGGCAAAATAAGATAGGAATAATTATGAATGAAATGAAGAAGATGTATACCGATAACCAGAATATTTTTCGTAACAGTTTTGCTGAGAGTATATTTAATTTAAAGTATAAACATGAGGGTGCTGAGACATGGGATGAATTGTCTAACACATTAGTAGAAGATGTATGTGGTGGTTTGTTACCACAGTCTGACATTAATCAATTAAAATTTATGATCAGTACAATGAGATTTATCCCTGGGGGTAGATACTTATATTATGCAGGAAGAAAAGCTAAGTTCTTTAACAACTGTTATTTACTAAGAGGCGAAGAAGACACAAGAGAAGAGTGGGGTAACCTAGCAAATAGAGCAATGTCCTGTCTCTCAAGTGGTGGTGGTATTGGTATAGATTATTCTAAGTTTCGTGCCAAAGGTTCTTTGTTATCAAGAACAGGTGGGGAAGCTAGTGGTCCTATCAGTCTTATGTTAGCCGTTAATGAAATAGGTAGACAAGTTATGCAAGGTGGTAGCAGACGTTCTGCTATTTATGCCTCATTGAATTGGCAACATGCAGATGCTGAAGCATTCTTACATGCTAAAGATTGGAAGAGTATGCCTGTCGCAGGAACAGACAAGACAATGGCAGACTTAAAAGAAGCAGACTTTAATTTTGCCTGTCCACTAGACATGACAAACATCTCACTCAATTGGGATACTAAATTTATAGAAGACTATTGGAAGACAGGCGAACTACCAGAGCTTTGGTATAAGAATACTAAACAGGCTTTATCTTCAGCAGAACCTGGATTTTCATTTAACTTTTTTGAGAATGAAAACGAAACACTCAGGAACGCATGTACTGAAGTGACATCAGAAGACGATAGTGATGTCTGTAATCTTGGTTCACTTAACATGTCTAGAATAGAAGACATTAAAGACTTTGCTCAGTGCACTGAACTGGCTACAAAGTTTTTAGTCTGTGGTACAGTGAAAGCAGAACTGCCTTATGACAGAGTTTACAAAGTCCGTGAAAAGAATAGAAGACTTGGACTAGGTCTTATGGGTATGCATGAATGGTTACTACAAAGAAAGCAACCATATAAAGTAACAGACGAGATGCATCGTTGGTTATACATCTACAAGTCAGTATCAGATAAAGTAGCTAAACAAAGTGCAGATGCTCTAGGTATTAGTAGACCTGTAAAGGTAAGAGCGATTGCACCAACAGGTTCAATTGGAATCTTGGCTTCTACAACTACAGGTGTAGAGCCATTATTTGCCGTTGCATATAAGAGAAGATATCTCAAAGACGGAAAGAAATGGATGTATCAGATGGTCGTTGATAGTGCAGCCCAAGAAGTGATTGATCGTTATGGCACAGACCCAGACACAATAGAGAGTGCTCTTGATCTGTCTAGTGCGTATGAGAGAAGAATGGAGTTTCAAGCAGATGTGCAAGACTACGTTGATATGTCCATATCTAGTACCATCAACTTACCTGCTTGGGGATCTGAGTTAAATAATGAAGACACAGTCAAACCTTTTGCCCAGACATTAGCGAAGTATGCTCATCGTCTGAGAGGTTTCACCTGTTACCCTGACGGAAGTAGAGGAGGTCAACCTCTTATTTCTGTTCCATATAAAGAAGCTCGTAAAAACTTAGGAGAGGAATTTGAAGAGTCACTTGAAACACACGACATATGCGACATCACAGGACATGGAGGTTCATGCGGTGTCTGATGAAGAGCAACTAGAGTTTCCTTTTGAGAGTCATCATGACTACATGAGAAGAAGAGCAAAGGAAGCCGAAGTTAAAACTGAAATGGTAAATCATCCCCCTCACTATAAAGAGGGGGAGATTGAATGCATAGATTATCTAGAAGATAGTTTAGGCAAAGAAGGATTTGCTTTTTATGTAGAGGGAAACATTAAGAAGTATGTCCATAGATGGAGACATAAGGGTGGTACTGAAGATCTTAAAAAGGCTCAGTGGTATTTAACAAGACTGATAGATAGATTAGAGAGCAGATGATTTACTTTTTACCTCTGCTCATCCTTATATCATATCTTAACATGAAGTCCTCGAGTTCCCGTAAGGTGGATACTCGTGGGTTCCATTTAGGTGTGTACATATCTGCAAAGGTTCCTGGTCCAAAACTAGCTGCTTTAGCCAATCCATGTGGTGTAAAGCCTCTAGATGTAACCCAACCTCTAATTTTATGTAAGTATATATCTACTCCATATACTTGTTCATTCTCCTCTGCCAATCTTTTATCTCCCTCATTATATTTAAATGTTGCTTTTTTTACATATAAGAGATTATAATCATGTCGTCAAGTTTTTATACAGTTAGAAATGTAGCCTCCAAATTAAACCTAGCAATACCTACGGTTTACTTGTGGATTCGAGAGGGGAAATTCGATGGTTGCGTTTACCGCTTTAATAAATCTTGGCGATTTAAGACTGACAAACTTAACCAATGGATAAAGAGAGGAGAACAAGAATGGGAAGTTTCTACCGAAACGGACAATGGTTTGCTGACTTTACAATCAAGGGTAAAAGATACAGACCAAGAATTAATGCAAGTTCTAAACGGCAAGCTGATAAGCAGTCAGTTCTAGCACAACGACAAAAGATAGCTGAACTCGCTACTACACAGTCTGACATTCCTTTTTCTGAGGCAATGTTAAAGTTTCTAAATAATTACTGTGGGTTAAAGTATACCTCTAATGGTGAACTTGTATTTCAGAGAAGAGCCATCAAAGAAAGTTCCGCTAAAAGATATCTTCAAAGTATTAAGATGGTAACCCCATACTTTCAAGGTAGGATGCTGAAAGACATAACCAGACAGGACATTGCAGCTTATGTAGAATGTCGAAGAGAAGGTACTAAAGATATCAAACCATGTAATGATCCCACTATCATAAGAGATCTGAGTATGCTTGGTAAAATGTACGAATATATAATAAAGAATAGTACATGGGATGGGCATAACATAGTCAGATCTTTTGATAAAAAGTCACTACAAGAAAGTAAAGATAGGATAAGAAGTCTTGATGATTATGAGAAGAAATGTTTACTAGATACTGCAAAGAATAGTAAGAACCCAGATCTGTATTATCAAATTAAAATTTCTTTACTTACAGGGATGAGATGGAACGAGCAGTTCTCTTTATTACGAACAGACTTTGAACGTACTAACTACGGACCTCAGTTTGTTTTAAGAGATACTGTGACAAAGAATGGTAAGGTCAGGGTAGTGCCTTTATGTGATGAAGCACTAGAGATAGTAGAAATATTATTGAAAAAACCTGCCAGCTTTAGTGGTCATCTATTTTATAATCCAGACACAGGACATAGGGTAAACTCTAACCGTTCGTCTTGGGAAACATGTCTGAAAAATAGTAACATTAAAGACTTTAGTTGGCATGATTTAAGACACACTTATGCCACAGATGAGATACGAAAAGGTATGCCTATTTATACTTTATCTAAGTTGTTGGGACACTCAAATGTAACCATCACAGAGAAGTATGCTCATCTATTTACAGAGGATTTACACGAGGCAAAAAGAAAAGTTGCCACAAAAGTCGCCACACACAGTGGTGTTTTCAGTGTAAGTAATTGATATGTATGAGTTTTCTTATATGTATCGGTGGTTTTTAAGTCCAGTGCGTCTACCATTCCGCCACGCTCGCAAAACCATATATCTGTTGTGTAGCCTAGGTTTTAGAGGATGGCAAGTTATTTCTCAATTATTTTTTTGGGCGATAATTTTATATATTTTATATATATTATATATTTTATATACCAATCTTGACACAAATCTTGACACAACTTTTTCACAATCAATTTACAACAAGGGAGAAGAACTAAAATGACTTATATGGAAATAATGGATACAACTTTTGATTGGTGTGTTTGGCTACTCGTTGAGTTAGCCAAGCCATTAGGCATGACTTATAATGAAATAAACATCTGGATATTCGTCATCATTGAACCGTTGATCTTTGTCTGTATGTTAGCTTATATAATTCACTTAAAGCGAAGGCTTTCTTAAAGATCCAAATCCAAATTGAGGGGCAACTTCTGCGACTTGTTGTTCCTCAACATTTGGTCTCATCACAGGAACAGGTGGTGGTGCAGGAAAATTAATATTAATAGGAATAGCATTGGATGAACCCTCTGGTATTCTCATACCCCCAAACATTCTAGCCGCTCCATAAAGACTTTTACCAAAACCTTTGTCCATAATATTACTTGGAGATAGTCTAGACATAACATCTCCAAAGGTAGGTGTTTTGTTCAATGGGTTTCCATATTCATCTGTCTTATTGAAATCATAAGTATCTGTTATTTGGAAAGATCCGTCTGGTCTTTTATTTACATTAAAAGCACCAAGTGTAGTTTTGATTGCACCTGCATCAGAGAACAAACCACCATCATTCAAAACACTTTGAGTCTTAAAATAATTATTTAAATCATCATAAGATACAGGGTAAGTGCCTGCTTCTTTATCGCCATAGTTAGCTTGTAAGAACTTTAGTAATGCGGTTTTAGTTTCATCGTTAAAATCCTCATTGGTATACTGTTCTGTTTGCATACCCTTTGGTAGATAAGAATTACCAATAGCCTTCATAAAGGTTGAGATTTGTCCAAAGTTTGCCATAGCTATTTCTTTCTTTTTAGTTTCTTAAAATCAGCACCTGTAATTTTATTTCTTGGAGGTGCAACTCTTGCGATTTTCTTTTGTTTTGAAGATAGTTTTTTCATTATTTCTTTTTCCTTTTTCTACCAGAAGCAGTAACTGACCACTGTACTCTTTTAGGACCTGTCTTTTTACTGGCTTCCTTTTTACTAATTCGACTAGCTACTGCCTTTGGTCGGCAAGCAGGGTAGGGTCTCTTCTTTTTTTCCTTACCAGAACGACCACACTTCTTGCCTGTCTTGACATCTCGCCAATCTTCCTTAAACCATTTTCTTAATCCACCAGAATAAGCCATTATGCGTATGTCCCACCACGTTTCTTATATGTACGCACAAGCCAAGCATTTGCATACGCTGAAGGATAGACCTTGAATTTTTTCTTTGCTTCAGACTTTACTCTTGAATATAAAGCCTTGTTTTTTGGTACAGGTTTCTTTGCCATTATTTTTTTCCTTTCAACATTTTTGCTGCTTGACCAACACCTTTGATTCCGAACGATGCGGAGATAGCTATATATAAAAGGTATTGATACCAATCAGGTAGAGTGGCTAGTATTTGAAATCCTTCTTTCACATACTCTCTCATACCTGGAATAAATACTAGAATTGCAGGAGCCAATAGAACTACTAAGGCGAACTCGTCTTTCCAAGAATCCACTGTAGCATCCGCCATCTTGCCTTCCCATTCAACCTGACCTGATGCAACTTTCTCTGCAACAGTTGCACGAGCACGAGCCTCTGCAACTTTAGCCGCACCATCTGCCTTTGTCTTTTCAACTTTATTCTCAAACCAAGCACCTGCTAGATTTGCAATAGGTCCTATTAACGCTTGGAACATGTGCACTCCTTTTTAAACTTCGTGTCTATCCAGACTTTTCCGTAATAAAGAATAAACAACCAGACAGTGAATAACGTGCCCTCGAAATAACTTAGTTCATTCCATGCATCTAAAATTGTACTATCCATTATTTACCTACTTTCTTCATTGCGATCTTGTGTGCTGCTGTGAAGGTTTTACCTTGCAGCATTAACTTCCTCATCTCAGACATGTGTCTGGCAGTGTGATGTACTGAATGTCTTTTCAAAGTCTGCTTTTGTCTTTCTGTTAAAGTTTTCTTTTTCATAAAAATTTTCCTTCCTGAACTTCTTTACATTTCCACTTGGTTGCTCTGTATCCTCTTAGAAATATTGGAATCTGTGATGCTATCTCCATTGCTCTGTCTTTACATTCATCATAAGTCTCATATACAACTGGATACTCTGTGTTCTCCAATACCTGACAGTAACTTGGGTTACTTATCAGACATGCTATAACGAGACATTTAAACATTACTTTCCACCAATACTCCTTAAACTTTCCAGTACATCATCGATATCGGGCTCTTTGCTGTGTGGGTCATACACACAACGATATTTCCTAGGGCACCAACTCTCGATCATTAGGGTAAATGTTTTGTTACCGCCTTGATAAATACATCCTTTTTTGTTGGTAAATTTCGATGTAACTCTCTTCTTTAATCTACAAGTTGTGTACTGTATTTTTGCAATCTCACCTTTATTTAATAATTGTTGCTTTGTGTAAGGTTTCGGCACATATTTATAATCATCAGCCTTTGCTCTCTTAATCCAAACACTTGCTATTAAAAGTGTGAATCCACCCAAGAGAAGTACAATTACAACCCAACCAATACCTTCGGCTATTTGTCTTCTCATCTGTTGCTGTTTATAAATAGTCTGCTGTCTTTGCTTTCTTATGTCTGCTTCCATAGACAACAAATCTGCATAGGCTTGTGGTCCATAAGTAAAATTCAAAAAAGTTTTTAGTTCTTGTCTTTGTGCTTCTAATTTTTTCTTGGCTGCATAGGCTTGCAGAGCGGCTTCTTCTACTGATCCTGCTTTGAATAGCTTGCCGAACAGGGGAGGGTTCTTAGCCAATTTCGCTGCATTGTCTACATCAGACACAGCAGACATCCACCGCCCTACATCTCCAGACATTTGTTCTATATCTCTTCCGATTGAGAACCCACGCTTAATTGCATTAAATGCAGTGTTCGCTGCGGAAAGAGCTACAGAAATAGTTACTGGGTCCATCTTCGCCTATCCTCCGATTGTCTCTTTCTGATACAATCGACATGCATATGCCAAAATGTGTTGCCTATTTTGCAAAATACTTTGGCTAATGTAAGCCAAAACATAGCCATGATTAGTAGCCTTTTTTCTTTATAGGCTTCTTAATCTTTTTCTTGCCTTTCATTTTCATCATATTTAAGTCTCCGATTTAACAAAGTTGGTTGAGTTATCTTCTGCCCCATGCCACCACTCAAGGACATCAAATGATGGACATTCTTTTGTTACATTCGGTAAATCTCTATGACCCATAGGCTGTGCCCATTCATATTTAGCCATAAGGTCTTCAACAACTTCTTTGAGAGAAGCCATTTGTGCCTCAGTAAAATTATTTTCAGCTTTATTATCTTTGCCACGACCGCCTACTAGACAGACACCGACACTGACGCTGTTAAAACCTGCTGCATGTGCACCAGACACGTTAATGTCTCTGCCGTCTTCCACGGTTCCATCACGTCTGATGACTTTGTGATAGCCAATGTCTGACCATCCTCTTTCATCAACGTGCCATTTTCTAATGTCATCAGCACCTATATCCATATCTGCATAGGTGTCAGCACAATGTATGACAATATGTGTGGTTGAAGTTCTCATCTTCATTTAACATCTCCATCTTCTTCTTGCTTGTCTTAAACGACTGTTGGGATCTTTAGCTGCCTTTGGGAATTTCTTCATTTGTCCTGCTGACCTTGCACAAAAGGACTTTCTTCTTGCTGCTCTTTTACCTTTAGGGTTCTTCTCGGTTACTGCTGTCTGTAATTTAGACCCAGGATTTTCTCTACGGTATTTTGCAACACCTTTTTTAGTCATCCCCGCTCCAGACTTTGTTGATCGTTTATGTCCACCTTTAATGGTGTAACCTTTCATAGATCCTTTTTTCTTTTTCTTAGCCATGCTTCGATATCAAGTTATCTAACTTGTCCTCTAGTCTGTGGAGTGTTTCAAAAATTCTATTAGACTGATCTCTTAGATCTTCTTTGGTTGCGTAAGTTTCTCGTGTCTGATTTAACAATATCTGGACACGTTTTAACTCACTACAAGTAGCTTTAAATATATAAATAAACGGAACGATCACCAGACTCAGTATGATGTTCCAAAATAACATTCCATCTATTTCCATTTTTACCTTCTTGTTTTTTGTCTTATTATACCATAAAATTCTATGTCTGTGTCTGGCATTAGTTAAAATTTTTTTACTGACTATTAATCAGCTTCCTCTATTGTGTTGCCTTCAGCTACCCATTCTTGGATTGCTTGGTAGTGTCTATTGTCAGGGTTAATAGGAACAAACATTTCTATGCCATCTATTGTTGCTTTAATATTATCTCGATATGTTGTTTCATCATGTAGATTCGTTGCATTCATATATTGTGCTGATGTAATATTCATATCATCTCCTATAATTCTGCATCTGCTTCATAAAATCTTACACCCGAATTAGTGTCAACATGACCCGCATCACCCGCTGCCCATCCAGATCCTGATATATAATGTTGAAAATTATGGTTGCTTATATTTTGAGAATTAAAAGAACTAATTGTGTGATTTCCTCCAGCACTATAATAATATCTTCCACTAGACACCATTGTGACTGTTGGTGATGTTCTCATTACAACAGGAAAAGAAAAATTTGCAAACGCATGAGTGGTAAGATAGTTATGATGAACAAATCCATTATTTACAGGGTCACCACTATGTGAGAAATACCTCTGACACAAAGCTAATTCTTCCCCAAATGACCTATGCTCAAATGGTGTGGCTTGTGAGCCTACTTCTAGTTGGACTCCAGTTAAATATAATTCATTATCTGTACTGTCAAAAAAGTTTATAGGACTGCTATCGGTAGACATAACTTGACTGCCTACCCATTGATTTACTGATGAAGTTTGAAATGTAGAACCAAATGAACCCCAACGTAATCTTAGACCAATACCATTAGTATCAAGCCATGTTCCACTTTGGTCACCTTGAATCGTTATCTCTTTTCTTTCCCAAGTATTTGCTGAGTCTATAGTAAAAGTTGCAACATAAGCTCTATCATTACCGTTGTTTAAAAGTGCTACAGAAGTATTACCTGTTTTGTTTGAACGAATGTAAAATGATAATGTAACTGTTTTTGCTGCAGAAGTTCCAAAATTTAAGTGTGCGATATCTTGACCTTCTATACGATGCTCTATTTTGTATTGATCTCCTGATGCTAAAGATGTATCTGCTGTCGTTACATCAATCTTTAAAGAATTTTTAAAGTCTGTAGGTGCTGTAGTTGATTGAGATACTGTAGCTTCTCCTGAACTACTGTTTACGTCTTGCACAAAAAATCTGTCTACTGGATATTTTGCAGAAGCATTTCCAAGAGTAAAACTTGTACCTCTCTGAGCAACTCTCATACAACCTCCAATTACAATATTCCTTCGCCCACCAATCTGACTATTGGTTAGGACTTCACCCATCTTTGCTAATTCTGCTGCTTTGGTCATGCTAGGTCTCCAATAAAACTCATTGCTGCAATACTTGTGTCTGATGATGCACCCCCTGTAGTGCCTATTCTCATTGCTGCCAATGTAGTTGTTCTAGCAATACTAGAATCATTAGTACAAGCAACTGCAAAACCACCAACAGTTCCAATGTCACCAGTTGCGTGAACTACATAATCATCATTGCCCATAGCAGAAGAAATATTATTTTGATAACGACCTACTCCACCATCAGTCAAACTTGAATGATTGAAACTATCTCTAGTGGTATGTGTTCCTGTTCCAGTTAATAGCACCCAAGCCTTCACTGTACCCTGATTGATGGTACTCATAGCAGTAGAGTTATTACTACTTGCATCTGTTAATGTGTTTACTCTTAATATACTAGCCATTATGC